TTCAGTTTCACTCTGCTGGTTTCGTTCGAGGGCAATGACTTGATCTGATAATTGAGCAATTCCCGCAGATCCTCTGAGCTGACTAAGGGACACTTTACCTCCCTCTTCGTGCGAAGTCCTATCATTATTACTTCTCCGTAAATGTGATACTAAAAATAGTGAAATACCAGTACGTTCAACTAATGACCTAAGTCTGGTCATCGTGATATCTATAGTGCGTCGTTCGTCTCCATCAAGACCACTTAATAATATACTAAGGTGATCTAGGAATATAATACGACACTCCAATCCACTGGCAAGGTATTCGATCCGATTGTAAATAACATCCGGGTCAAAAGAACCAAAACCGTCAAAAAGGTAAAGGCTCCAATTAGCAATGGTATTACGAAAATGTTCTTCGAGGTCGGTTCGTTCATGATCTCCTATATGTAATGATTTACCAACAGCTGTGGACATTAATCCAAGTGCGGTTCTTCTATTTGATTCCTCAAGTGCCAGGTACCCGACCCTTTCTCCTTTGGAGAGTAGGTTAACTGCAAGTTGACGACAGAACGTAGATTTGCCCTGTCCAGATCCAGAAGTAATTGTTGTAAGCTCCTGATACCTAATTCCGTGCAGTTTATCTTGTAGTCCTTTGAATGGATAGTCATGTTCTGATGGTGGTAGTGGTGTGGTAACTAATGATTGAAGTGTTTTTCCTTCAATAATCCCATCAGGTCTGTACTCTTCAGCATTCCAAATAGCCTTTCGTATCGCTTCAGAGTCATTAACCTGTAACGCCTCTGATGCATCCTTATAGGGCTCGATTCTAGAGATCTTAACCTTGCCAGGTGGTAAGACGCTAGCCGCTTCCTTCGCCGCTTTACGACCTGCCTCATCGGAATCGAATAGGAGTACAATTTCTTTATACCCCTGTAGTAATGGGATTTGTTTTTGTAAGTCCTTCTTAGCAGAGGCTGCCCCATGAGGAAGCGAAACCATCGGCCAACCTGGCATCGCTTCATAACAGCTTGCAGCATCTAATTCACCTTCAGTAATAACAATCCGTTTACCAGTAGTAGGAAACCTATGCTGACCAAATAAAGTGTTAGTGGAAACTCCTTCATAGCGAAAATCTTTTTTCTTTGTTTTTATTTTAACACCCTGCAATATACCTGAATCATCATAGTAAGGGAATCTTAATGTATCCCCATCTCTATAAATTTGATAGAACTGATTAGTCTTTTCAGATATATTCCTTTTCTGCAGCCGTTCGGCTGAGCCTGTAAGGTGTACAGTTTTAGTCATTCTTTGACTGTGAATAACATCATTATCGCCTGTTCTATTGTGACAGACAAAACAGTATGTATGCCCATCAGAGTACAAAGAATTGCCATCTGATGAGCCACAATTAGTGCAAGGCATGTGCCTTACGAACTCGTTTTCAGTTAGATTAACCATTCGAGTGGAATATTATGGAAAGACGTCCATGGTATGTCATGCTTCTCACACCACATAGCATAAGTCGTCTTACTTTTTTTTGAAATTTTATTAAATGGTGCTTGAAACACCATCCTTAAATCTAAGTCTGGGTTGTCCTTCTTGACTGCTTTGATCTTACGACGATCGGCTGCATCCCAGTAGCCCTTGGTTTCGAGGTGAACATGATTAGGTAACACGAAATCAGGACAATAATTATGTTGTATAGTGTAAGGAACTCGTTTACTTTCATATTCATAAGTGACACCAAGACCTTCGAGAAGGTTAGCTACCTTCTCTTCTAGCCCTGATCTATATTTAGAAGTCTTCTTCTTCATCTGTAGCAGATGGTGTTACGTTAGGATCATTAGTTTTAAATCCTGATGTAGTACCAAATAATTCCGCTACTTCATTAGCATCTAAGTCTCCAGTATCAACACCAGCTTCACCCTTTACTGAGACAACCTGTACACCAACAAGCTTAAGAGAACTACCATAGGTAACTCCATCTCTAAGGATATATGGTTTCTGATAGAAGCCAAGTTTAACTGTAGACCCTGCGTATAATGGTGTTTTTGCATCGCTTAACTGCACTCCTTCTGTGTCTACTACAGGTGGACGTCGGTCCTCACTCCATGAGAACTTTAATTTGTACTTACCATCGGAGACTTCTTCCCATGGTTCAGGTTTAAGAGTAGATCTCTTAGGGTTCTTGAGTTTAGACTCAGCCCACTTTAAGACATCAGCTCTTTCGCTTTCTAAAGTGTCGATAATATCATTACCAACTATAGCCGAGAGAGAATATCCAAACTTACTAGGAGCTAGTATAGCTTGAAAACCCTCAAGTGTAACAGGTTTGTCAGTTGTGTGTATGGTACGTGCCATTAACAGAAAAAATAAGTGGAATCAATCACATCAGACGGTTCAAGGTCTCCTATGATCGGTGGTTTAGTTGTTGCTCCAATAGATGAAGCAAACTCAGTAAGGTAATCTCGTTTAGCAAAGAGATCCATATAGGTTTCTCTTACTATACTAGATAGAGCAGTCATGTCGGTAGCTCTACATAAGACACTATCATGAATTAGTGCTATTGGTCCACAGAATCTTAACGCACTGAAATGTAATAGTGTTGCATCCAGTGAATGTATAAGATTTGGTGCAGTAGCAGCTTTGTGTCTTAACTTGTCAGCAGCTTCAGGATCATCTGTAGCTACTCGTATTTGACATCTACCTAATAACTGTAAGTTTAATGTATCTACTTTCTTCTTCTGAATCCTTTGGTTAACAACAAATCCAGAAGGTGTAGTCCAACTTAAAGTTAAGTTAGGATTATCTTTGAATTGTTTAGACACTTCCTGTTCAATCCAAGACATAACAGCCATAGGACCAGGAACTATCTTATGCATAGCATCTCTAACAGCTTTGACTGTGAGTGTTAGATCATCTTTCTCTATCTCTATACCATCTTCTTTTAATGCGTCCCTGATGTAGGAACGATTAGAGAATGGTTTTGCATTGTAAGGGATAGTCATGACGGTACGTTTAACCTTCTTTCTATCCCATACAGAGTGTAACTTGTTTGGTATATAAGGTTTAGCACACTCAGCTACTACCTTATATGCGTCTTGTGGTTTATCAGATGGCAACACATTGACGAGTTGTGCTGTCTTGCGGTCTCTTGCTAAGCCAGCAAGGATCTGAAGACCACTACATGTAGCGTCCGTGGCAACTGGTAGTCGTGTGTGTCGTCTTAACTGTTTAGTTACTACCGCATAGTACTCCTCACACGCCGCTAAAAATTGCCACGGTTCATCTGCTACTTCCCATTCAGCTAAAGACTCAATAGGATATTCAGCTATTTTTGTAATTAAACTTTGGTTAGCTTTAACCCAATCTTGTCTAACATCCCAAGTCTCTTTATCTAAACCATAGGTTGTAGCGACTTGAAACGCTAACCATTTCTCAGCATCATCACCCATTACTTCTTCATTAGAGAAATTTAAGAGTGCCTTGCCAAAGTCAGTATCTTGCGGAGTTAGAAATGCAGGTATAGGGTATGCTCTACCTCTGTAATCAAAAGACCACGGAATAAAGAACTCTTTACCTTTAAACTTCCTAACTGCCTCCATAGTCATCCTTGTTCTACATGAACGTCTGAATGCACCTGCATTATTATTCATGACCTCTGCAGCAGCTCTACGGTACGTCTTACGAGCATCCTTGTTCTCTGCTATATCAGGAGGTTTTGGAGGGAGTGGTAACTCAACTACTGGGATAAACTTTCCTACACTTATCCCTCTTTCATCGAGCTGTTCAGCTACGTTTACAATGAATGGGTTGAGCTTATAACCTACCTTCTGAATCTTGTTCAGAAACTCTATAGGTTTATCTCCCTGTATACACAAGTTGTTACCACGCCTAACCATTTCATGACCTTTCATGACCTCATTAAGTAAGTAACCACCTGGCTTTTCACCCCAATCATTAGGTTCGATAAGCATCGGCCATGCAAGTGGAGCAAACAATTCACTATCCTTTATAACTTGATCTTTGATAGCTATGAACTCAGGTGTAGGTACTATGTAATTAACTCGTTTACGTCCTTGTTGACGCATATCTTTATAGAACCATCCACTTGTACTCATGATACAATCTAACAACCAAGTACCAAGTTTAATTCTAATAGATCTACCCCATGAATTCCAAGCTTTAATCTCAGATTTATTCATAAGGGTTTGAATAACTACCATCTTCTGATGAGTACCACAAGATGCGTGCCAATAGTTTTCTTTTAAAGTATGTAGTAATCCAGGTGCTTTAGATTCATAGTATCTCATTTGACACTCATTTTCTATAGCTTGCCCAATCGCTTCACTGACTGTGACTAATTGGTTACTACCTTCTTTAATACTAAATACTTTATCAAATGTTAACTTACAAGCAATTGCAGCTGCAGCTAGTGGTTCAAGGTCAGCTAGGTATTGATGTATTTCTTTAAATGATTTACCTGCATGTCCTTTATGTAATCTATTATTAGTGTCCTTGATACGTTCTACTACCAGTGGTAATAGACTATCGATAGAAGTAATGCCATAAACAGTAGCTGAACAATAACTCTTTTCTTCTAATTGTTTAGTGTTCTTGCGTAATCGCTTGAGTCCTTGAGCTATTTGGTCTCGTTCTAATTTAATTTGTTCATCAATTTGGGCAGGAGTTGGCATTGGTTCTTAAGTCATCATTAATTTGGTTAATTAATAAGTCTTTTATTTCTTCGTAGTGTGGGTGATCAGTTGGTAGAGAATCTAATGCTTGTTTCTCATACGTGTAAATGTCAGAAGATGGGATCTTCCCACTCGTCTTCATAGTCTTGCATGTCATCGATTGGTTCCTCCGTGTTTGCTGTGTGTGCTGGTAAGTAATGTATTCTATGTGCATCACATATCGTGATGTTAGTAGGTTCTAAGAACTCATCCATAATTTTATTGATACGTTTCTTAGCTCCTAAATCTGTCTTATATACATACTCCTTGATCTTGCCTGTGAGTACATCCTCTTGACGTATAATACATGATACATCTTCAGGTATTTCATACCCTCCTACTCGATAAGCCATGAACTTACCAAAAGACATAGGTGGGAACTTCTCAGATGGTACCTTCTTGTAAGCAGCCCATTTGTTAGGAAAGTATTTCTTCATAGCATCTCCTTTAGTACGTCAACAATGTCACGATAGTAAGCAACCTTTGCTAATTCTTCTTCAATAGCTTTCATAACGTCACTATGCTCACCTATTCCAACAGGATTGTTTAGGTAGATCTTAACGTTAGCTAGATGTTTCTCCATATCTCCTCGTGCGTGGGCTAGGAGTGCATGTTTTAGTTCTTCTTTCATTGGATTGGGGTAAGGTCTACAAGGTAATCGTCCATGAGTTTTGCTTCCTCATTGGCATCATAAGCGGCAGTGTACCAGTCTGAATCAGAATTGAGTACAAATGATCTACCACTTTCTAGTGTAACATAATACTGTGCGTTCATGGGAGTGGTTTGTTAAAAGTTTCATAAAAGTTAATAATACTTTCATATATTGCATTCTCTTCTATTGTATCACAATATACAAGACAATATTCAGCAATGTGTCGAACCTGCGACTTAGTTAGTTCAGGTATTATACTTTGGATAAGTGGTTGATATTTAGATACTTCTTTCTCAGTGAAAGTATATCTACTATCAAATACATCAGTTTGATGTGTGTCCATGTGCTGAGTGCTGACTGTGAAAGGTTTGCTCTACGTCCATGAGCTACGCTCTGACTGTGAATGAAAAAAAAAGAGAGGATTAACCCCTCTTAATTGTTACTAACTCTCGCAAAGATTGACCAGCATTT